ACGCTTGTACGCCGCGCAGCGGCGATGTCATGGACGGCTGGCGTCCCTTATTTCTTGATTTCTCCGTTAGCGGCGGCCGTCAGATAGGCGTTGATAAACCCGTCAATATCGCCGTCCATGACGGCCTGGATGTTGCCCATTTCGTAGCCGGTGCGGGTGTCCTTGGCCAGGGTGTAGGGCATGAACACATAGGAGCGGATCTGGCTGCCCCACTCGATCTTCATCTGCACGCCCTTCAGGTCGCTGATCTTCTCGGCGTGCTGCTGCATCTTCAGCTCCGCCAGCTTGGCCCGCAGCATCTTCATGGCGTTGTCGCGGTTCTGGAACTGGCTGCGCTCCGTCTGGCAGAACACCACGATGCCCGTGGGCAGGTGGGTCAGGCGGACGGCGGAGGAGGTCTTGTTGATGTGCTGGCCGCCGGCGCCGCTGGAGCGGCAGGCCTGCATCTCGATGTCCTCAGGCCGGATCTCGATCTCGCTGTCGTCGTCCAGCTCGGGCATGACCTCCACGGCGGCGAAGCTGGTCTGCCGCCGGGCGTTGGCGTCGAAGGGGGACACCCGGACCAGCCGGTGCACGCCGTTTTCGCTCTTGAGGTAGCCATAGGCGTTGTCACCCTCGATGAGGATGGTGGCGGACTTGATGCCCGCCTCGTCACCGGCCTCGTAGTCCATCAGCTGATAGGTGTAGCCGTGGCGCTCGGCCCAGCGGGTATACATACGGTAGAGCATCTCGGTCCAATCCTGGGCCTCGGTGCCGCCTGCTCCGGCGTGGAAGGTGAGAATGGCGTTGTTGGCGTCGTATTCGCCGGACAGCAGAGCCGCCAGACGGCGCTCGCTGATCTCCTTTTCCAGGTTGTCGTACCCGGCGGTGACCTCCGGCAGCAGAGAGGCGTCGTCCTCCTCCTGGGCCATTTCACACAGGGTCACAGTGTCCTCCCACTCGGACACCAGACGGTCATACTTCTTGATGCGGTGCTCCAGGCGCTTGATCTGCTGGGACACCTTCTGGCTGTGCTCGATGTTGTTCCAGAAGCCGTCCTGCTCCGTCTCGGCCTGCAGGTCCTTCAGCTCCTGGCGGTCCTTGGGGATGCCCAGGGCCTTCTCCAGCTCGCCCAGAGTGGGCTCCAGGGCCTGGAGCTTCTGTTTATACTCGTCGTATTCAATGACTGCCATAGTCGGTCGTCTCCTTATCGAAAAAAATTCCTTAGCCTATCTATTATAGCCGGATATGGCTGTTCTGTAAAGGAAAATATGCCCGTTTCCGGGAACTTTTCTTCACAGGATGAAGCCGCCGTCGCAGGTGAGCACCTGGCCGGTGATGAAGGAGGCCCCGTCCCCGGCCAGGAAGGCCACGGCGTGGGCAATGTCCTCCGGCGTGCCCAGGCGGCCCAGGGGCGTTTCCTGAGCCAGCTGAGGCAGTACCTCCGGCGGCAGCTCGTCCAGCATATCCGTGCGGATGACCCCGGGGGCCACGCAGTTGACCCGGATGTGGGTGGGGGCCAGCTCCATGGCCAGGGACCGGGTCAGGCCGATGAGCGCCGCCTTGGTGCAGGAGTAGGTGACCTCGCAGCTGGCGCCCCGCTGGCCCCAGATGGAGGAGATGTTCACGATGCAGCCTGCGTGCTGGTGGAGCATGTGGGGCAGCACCGCCTGGATGGTGTGAAAAGCGCCGTCCACGTTGACGGAGAAGTAGCGGCGCCACAGCTCCTCAGAGATGTCCTGGAACAGGGCCTGGCCCGCCACACCGGCGTTGTTCACCAGCAGCGACACCGGGCCGAAGGTGTCCTCCACCCGGCGCACCATGGCCTCCACCTGGTCCCGCTGGGACACGTCCGCCCGGACCATCATGGCCCGGCAGCCCTCCGCCGTCAGCTGCTCCAGCAGCGACCGGGCGCAGTCCTCCCGGACCCGATAGTTGATGCATACGGCCCAGCCCTGCCGGGCCAGCTCCGCCGCCACGGCCCGCCCGATGCCCCGGGATGAGCCCGTTACCAGTGCAATTTTCTCCATACTGCCTGTCCTCCTGGGTAATAGTGAGAAAAGTATAGCAAAAAATTTGAAACTTTGCAAGAAAACTGTTGACAAATTGGGGCAGACCGTGTAGAATACATACTGTTCCGCGCGGTTAGCTCAGCTGGTAGAGCACATGCTTGACGTGCATGGGGTCACAGGTTCGAGTCCTGTACCGCGCACCAAAAAACTCCCGGTTTCGTATGAAATCGGGAGTTTTTCTTTGCTTTTGTCGCCAAAAAGTTCCGCCATTTTATATACTACTTTTTCTTGTTAGTAACGTGTTAGTAACACGCTATTTTTTATCAGCCGTGTCTACAGCAGCAATCAGCTCAGAAATGTCTGTGTGGACATAAATATTTGCCGTTGTGGAATAGTCGGCGTGGCCCAATATTTTTTGTAAAATCTCCGTGGCCATGCCTGATCTTCTGGCCCAGCTGGCGTAGGTGTGCCGGGTGGCATGCGGGGTTTTCCGCTCGATCTTGAGCTTTTCCAGTAACGGGTAGTAATCCCGTCGACGGAAATTTGCCGGTACCTGTTGGCCGGTATAGCCGGACAGCAAGAGCGCACCCTTCGCCCTTGCGGCAAAATATGCAAAGTATGCCCGGCCCTCCGGCCTGATGGGGATGGCCCGGTTGCGCCCGGCGGCGGTCTTTTCTCCCCCGATGACATAGATTTCGTGATAGTCGGCCAGCGGGAGACCGAAAAGCTCTCCGATTCTCATGCCCGTGTAAATCAGCATCAAGATAATTTTCGCGGTGTCGCTTCCGTTTTTCTCCAGTTTCTCAATATCCGAATCGGAGAAGATTTCCTTTTCTTTTTTCACATTTTCCGGGAGGTGGATGAATTTCGCAAAGTTTGTTGTGGCAATTTCTTCCCGGATTGCCCATGCGGACATCTGCGTAACAAGCTGCTTGTACTTGCTGCATGTGCTATGGGATTTATCCGCATATTTGTCCATGACCGCCTGAAAGTCTGCTGTCCGCAAGCTGCGGAATCTTGCATCGTGGAGCGGCTGGAACACGTCAAAGGCCCGGTTATATGACTCCACCCCACGGGGGCCTATTTCTTTATAGTGTTCCTCTTTCCAGGCTTCAAATACTTCCCTGAAGGTCATATTATACCGCTCTGTCAAATCCTTCCCTGCCAATCGCTCCAGAGCCTCCAGCGCGTCTTTTCGCGTGTGGTAATACCCTATAATCACTTTACTTTTTGCCGCCACCCACGGGCGGCTCCTGCGGCCCTGCAGTTTGTAGACCGTGCCGGATCCGTTTGGCCTCTTGATGGCCCTGCGGGATTGTTTGGATTGCCGCTTTCCGCAAGATGGGCAAAACAGAGCGCCATCCGGCAAAACTCCACCGCACTTAACGCAGTTCATTGTATCCTCCTTTATATTGTGACATGGCCGCCCCATGTGGGACGGCCTTTTTTCACACTTTTTTGCGCAGGGCCATAGAGATGATGACCGTAGAGGCTATCACCGCAGTGACTGCTACGACAATAACAAACCACGCCACGGCGGTAGGCTGTCCGTTGCGGATAAGCCCTTGGGCCGTGATTTGCGAGTCGATAAACAGGTACGCCACCAGGCACATGGCCAGCACGGCGCACATACCAATCAGTACGAAGATGACCGGCTTGCGAGTGCGCATTTGGTCCTTCTGTATGGCGTTTACTTCTTCCAGCCTTTTTACGTTACCGGACAAATGCGCGTTTTCCAGCTCCAGTTGATGTATCCTGGCCTGCATAGATTCCGGGTGATCTATAGGCTTGTCCAGCCCAAACAGCTCGTCAAGCGACAGATCCAGCACCATGCACATGGCGACCGAGTTGTAGAGCTTTGGGTCCATTTGTGATCCGTCCAGGAGCTTTGACACGGCGGACTTTGATACGCCGGACAGATCCACGATGTCGCTGATGGTGTACCGTTTCTTTTCCTTTGCCTCGCGAATCCTTTTTGGGTATTGCTCAATGTTTCCCGCAATTTCCTGCAACGCAGACATGGTTATTCGCCTCCATAAAGTAGATTTCACCTGTGGCGGGACAGAATCTCAAATGCGGGGACCATTTGCCCTACATCGGCCGCACGGTTCCCTAGATTGCGCGTGGACAGGGGGTCACGGCACTGCTATGCTTAAATCGTAGCAGATGACAGCCTGATGGGCTATCTGCTATATCGGCCCTGCCGTCCGGTGCGGGGGCGGCGGGGCCAACATAACCCAAGATCTATCCCTTTGTTGCCTATTATAGGGCAACGCGGTATGCAATATTTGTCCTATTTGGGGGAATAGGTGAAAATATTTTTTTACGAGGGGGAAATAAATCGTGTGTTTTTGCGAAAAGTATGATATAATAGAACAAATGGACGAGTGCAGCAAGCGGGAACTATTCATAGCCGCCGTCCAGACACTCACACAGGAAGAACAAAGACGATTATGGAAGGAGTTAGAAAAACATGGAATTATCAAACGCAAAAGTCCTGATTGCATCTGACGGCGAAAAGACATTTGTCCTCGTAAATGGAACACCGCTTATCGGAGATAAGATTGATTTCAAATGCGATATGTGCGGTGTCCGGCTCAGCGTGTCTAACGCACTGCTTACGCCTAACCTGTATAAAGCCAGTGACTTCGCCGCATTTGTGAAGAACAAGTTAGGTTATGACCTGTCCGTCATGTAAATCCCACATGAGGACGGTTTCCGGGTCTTGCTGGTCCATGTAGGCAATGCCCGCATCCATCAGGATAACACCACCAAAAGGCGAATACTCGGCATATCCGGCAGCACAAATCTCCTGTAACCCATCCTTTACTGCTTCTGGAATCGGCATGAAGAATGTGGAGTTTTGCTTCGACTGCCCGTATGCCCGGCGCTGGCAGTAATGCGTGTAGAGAGCTGCCAGCGCCTTTTTTGCACTCCTTGTCAGTTCAACGCCCATCGCTGCGCCTCCTCTGCTGAATCTCCACAAGCTTCTGCATGGCTTCAAGAATCTGGTCATCCGTCCAGCTTTCCACCTGCGCTTCCCAGTCCTCCATAGTCGGCACGAACCCCTCGATCTTCGGATCGGGGGCTTTTTTTATGGCCAGATCATCGGCTTCTGCAAGGAACGACTCCGGAGATACGCCGAAATAATCTGCGATTTTCCTTATCGTCGTTGACCTTGGCACCGCTCCATTTTTCCACAGCGTTACCGACCCAGACGACAGCCCAAGCGCTTTTGCCACGGCATTTGGTGATACCTCTCGTTTTGCGCACAGGCCAACAAAGACTGACCAGAACATAAAATTACACTCCTGAAAATTGTGAGATTCTCCAAAAGTGAGAAATGTGAGATTTTGTACTTTACAAAATGAGATTCCTGAGGTATCATATAGACAAGCCCCAGAAAAAAGAGTACAAAAACACCAGCCCCCATAACAGCGGCTTTAACAATTTCTTTTGGCAGAGTCATTGTAACGCGGTTTGGGCGGCGTGTCAAGTATGAAGTCTCACGTTTGTGAGGTCCGGGGCAATGACTGCGGCGGGGATAGAAATGCCCCGACCGTGCTGTTCCACGGTCGGGGTTTCCCCAAATTTGTTCACCAGAACACCCTTGCAACCTTCCGCACTGTCGGCGTGAGTTTGATACCTGCTTCACTGCATGACCCGACAGTGGCAAGCTGCGTTTTTTTACACGCTTCACTGCGTGGACGCTTGCCGGTTCTACGAGAGGTACACGATGAAACAGCCGTGCTTCTTGGGGGTGCCGCTCACTTTTGCGGGATGGGTTCCGCAAAGCCCATTTGCATCACGCCGTGTCCCCACGGTCTGGAACGGGCAAGGTCAAAAGTTTGGTCAAAAGGCCACCTCCTTTGATTTTGCCACAAGGGCTATCGAAAGGGTACCACATTTCCCCGCCGCAGTCAATGAAAACTCACACATTTAGAGAGGAGGCGGACACTTTTGACGTTGCGAGAACTCCGGGAGAATGCCGGAGTAACCCGGGCACAGGTCAGCAAGAAACTGAATGTTGACCTGTCTTGTTTGTCCCACTGGGAGGTGGGCGACTGGAAACCCGGGAGGAAGTACCACAAGGCGCTGGCCAAGCTGTACGGCTGCACCGTGGACGAGCTTCTGGCTGGAGACGAGGAAGAGAAATGAGGAATGCAAAAATGCCCCGCCAGGCGGCAACCTGACGGGGCGGCGAAGAAGCATTGGCAAGGATTCTTCGCGGGTATTATACCACACCCGCGAAGCAATTGCAAGGAGGAAAGTATGGTAAAAACTATGACAATCGACGAGGCCGCAAAGTATCTGCGGGAAAACGGCGTCAAAATCTCGAAGGAAACGCTTTCCGACGGGATTCAGGCCGAAAAACTGCCGTTCGGTGTGTGCATCCAGACCGGCCGCAGCCGGGTGTTTATGATTTTCAAGCGACTGGTGGACAAGTGGCTTGAGGAAAGGGAAATCTGATGAAAGCATATAAGGGGTTCGACAAGGACCTGAAATGCCGGGGATTCCAGTATGAACTCGGCCGGGAATACCAGGAGACGGAAGCGTTGTTGTGCCGCAAAGGATTCCACGCCTGTGAAAACCCGCTGGATACGTTCCGGTACTACCCACCAACGGATTCTCGCTATTGCGAGGTGGAGATCGCTGACAACGGGCCGCGTAATAGCGATGACGCCAAGGTGTGCGGCGAGAAAATCAAGATCGGCGCGGAAATCGGTCTGGATGGCGTGATTAAGGACGGGGTGCAGTTTATTCTTGAAATGTGCAAGGGATCCGCTGAAGATCATGCGTCTGGAACGAGTGGCAATGCCGCCGCCTCTGGCGTGTGTGGCAACGCCGCCGCATCTGGTGAGAATGGCAACGCCGCCGCATCTGGCGTGAGGGGCAACGCCGCCGCATCTGGCGTGTGGGGCAACGCCGCCG